AACCTCCTTGTCCATATGAAATTTATTCACATGGATGAGAAAAATGATTCTTCAAAAATACATTACTAAGTTAGAATACTTGTTTTTAGAAACAAATGATCGCTTGTACTTCACTAACTTTTCCTATATCGTCTTCTTTAAAGATAAAAAGACCAATGTTATTGTTGAGTTAGTTCCGAAGCTAGAAAATGGGATCTATTATGTTTTTATTGAAAATACTCTTGTTAAATTGTCTAATGTTTTAAACTTCGCATTTAAAAATGCTAATCCCGATTACTTCTGGGAGATAATGAAATGGAATGTTAGACACCTTGATTTTAATCCTGTTAATTACAATCCTACCAACATGGTTTGGACAAATGACTTTCCTACTGAAGATGATGAAGGTTTTAGATTAATACCTGGTTATACTCGTTATAAAATCAATCGTTTCGGTGTGGTGAGAAATATTGACACTGGTACTATCGTACCACCTAAAATTGTTGGGCTAGGACGTAATAGAGATATTAATTATCGTTATATAACTTTAAAACGTGATTACGATAATAAATCCGTACGAGATGGACATCATCGCTTACTAGCATTAACCTTCTTACCACTGCCTATAGGCTTTGAAACCATGGATGTTTGTCATTTGGATAATAATTCCTTAAATAACTCTTTAGAGAATTTGGAATGGAACACTCGTAGAGAAAACAATTTACAAACTTGTCGTAACTACAATACCTCATTTCAAAATCCTATTCTTGTTTTCGATAAGAAAACTAAAAAGATTACTGAATACTTTTCTATTAGAGAAATGGAAAGGATTCTGGATCTTAAAAAAGGAAGAGGTGAAGAAAGAGTACTGTCTAAAGGAACTGTTCTCTATAATGACAATCGAGCTTATATGCTTAAAAAGGATTTTACTGGTAAGTGGCCTGAGATAACACATGTAGGTGGTCGTCCATTTAACTACAAAATAAGAGTAAGATATACAAACAAGAAAACTAATGAAGTAATCTATTTTAATTCCGTAAACGAAACTAGTAAATACTTAGGCGTGTATAAAGGCACAGTTAAGTGGAGACTACGGAGAGAACCGTATGTTTGGGAATGTGAAGAATACAAAATAGAGGTTGTAGAACGTATTCATTATTAGGATATACTACTTACCAAGTACCTATAAACAAATATAGATACCTGATAAGTATTTACCTAAACATAAACTTTATTTAGTAGCAACAACTACATATCGATCGTCTAATTTGAAATACTTAAAGTAATCAACTAACGTTTCGATATAAATTGATTCATTTTTTGCTTTATCGAAAATACGCAATGGAAATTCGACACCTAATAGTTCTTTCATTCGTTGATCATTCATGACTGTTTTGGTTAGTTGTTTGTAGTCCTGATGGTTATTTGGTTTGGAATCACCCCAACCACTTAAATCAGATTTCAAACAAAACTGGTAACCATTACTAAAGGTAACTTTTCCTTTAGATTTACAGTTTGTTGTAATACGAGTAGGATGAACATTAAAGTGACGAGCACATTGACATATACTGTGGAATTCTAATATTTCTCCTGTTTCGAAATTGCGAGCCAGTACTGGATTTGTTTTTACAGATCCATTTTGTACTGCTCTTAAGTTATTTGATCTTCTGGTAGACCATTCTAAGTTCTCAATACGATTATCTAAAGAATTATCGTTAATGTGGCTTACATCCATTTTGTAGAACTCTTTTGGAATGTGTAAGAAAGCTAGTGCTAGTAAACGATGTACACCCATCAGAACGTATTCTCTATCTTTTCCTGATACGTCTGCTTTAACATGTACTTTCATGTAATCTTTAGCACCGATACTACCAGAACCTTTAGTTAATCTTCCGCATGTAATACCGCCACGCTCATTCTTAATTTCACCTTTTCGATTAATACGATGTCTTACGAAACCAGGAATGATTCTAAATCCTTCTTCATCTTCTTTGGAGTTACCGTTATTCCAAATTAGATTAGATGGATGGACGTTGGTAGTATTACCATCTAGGAAAGTAATTTCTTGTTCCATTAGTTCATCAAATACATCGCGATATAGACCTTTATAAGCATAGTTAACGATGTTAGCTACGCGAATCCATTTCTTTAAAGGTTTAATATAAACGTAGAGTATTCCGTTAACATCTTTCTTCTCTACGGCATGGCGTTTTGAATCATTAGGAGTGATGAAATAGACTTCTCCACTTTGTTCTACAAAGTATTTATGGAAATTATCTAAATCACGATAAAAGCAAACTTTTTCGTAGTCGTTGTAATTGCGTAACATTATAGTTATTCCTAAATAAATGTTTATTGATAAATCAAGGTCCCCATGGGCAAGATGCCCTAGCAAAACCCTTCTAATTGACGGGAACACCCTGTAAAAGATCTATACACTAACTACTGGTAGTAATACACAGTAGGGTCTGGAGTAATTAACCAGAGTACAGTAAAAGAGATAGATCAGTAGGGCAATCCGCAGCGAAGAATCCTATTCTCTCTTAGAGAAGGATTTGTGTTCAGAGACTAGTCGAAAGACGTAAGGCATTGTCGTGATGACAACCTTGAAACGGAGGGCGGGTACAGTGGTTTGGTAGACCTCTATGTACCAGTACGGAAGTGGTGTTCTGTACTCTTAAACCTAGGTACTAACGGTACTGGAGTTTAAGCGATTATATAGTCCTTAACTTAAAATCTTCTCAATTTAGTTTTGAAATCAGTTTTCTTCATAGATAGTGAGTAGTAAAGTAAACTTATTTTAGAGGAAATTATACTATAAGTCTTGCTAATACTCTCGTATTCTTTTAGATGCTTATATTCTTGACTATCGGAAGGTGATAGTTAAATTTGATGGCGATCGAGAGAACATCCTCTCTGCTCTTACTGAAGAAGCCCGTAATGAAATCATCCAGTATAAGAAACAAAAACGTGCTTATGTAGGTCCAGATGGATCTATACGTTATTCTGTGAACTACGATACTGTTAAATTTGTTTGCCATAACCTGTCTGATGTACCTAATGAATAATTTTTTAGGTAGGTTGTTTAGGTGATGGTATCTTATTAACAAAGTGTACTCTCCAGTGGTTCATCCCTGGAGGGTGCTCTTATCTTTTTTTTTTTTAATCAATGTTTAAAGGAACAAACTTGTAATGATTAACTTTGAACAATTTCAGTTAAAACTCATGAATAGGATGGTTACCCATTTTAATAATCCTAGAGTATTTAACACCACCCAATTTTTCCTACCTAAACAATCTGCTTATCACTATATTCCTAGCAGTACTGCTGATGTTGGTCCTAGTGATAAAAATGCCTTGTTTAAGAAAGGTAGCTTAAAAATCCCCATGTATTCTTACATGGATATCGCTTCTCGTTTAGGTACTTTAACTATTCGTACCGCAACTCAAGTAATCGAATTAAAGAAATACTTAAAACTCAACCGTAAATTTAAAATGGTGGTTGAGATGGATAAGTATAAACCAGAACTTATTGTCCCATTGGTTCTTAACTATTCCCTCATCGATCGTCGTTATCGTTATCTAGGTAATACTAACTATATTGGTTATTATCGTAACATGAACGTTTTAAATACTTTGTTAAAAGGTTTGGCTGACGTTAGTTACAATTACAATAACTACTATAATCAATTTTTATTTATTAATATTCCTGATGAATTACTTCCTATCTCTAGTTTAAAAAGATCTATCACTGGGATGACTGTAGAGCTATTCCGTAAGTTAGATAACTTGGAAAGTATCTTTATTTTAGAGATGTGGAAATGGTTAGGTCTTAACCGAGAAAAATCAGTATTTGCTAATGTACCTAAAACTATTTTAGATAAAACAAATATTGTTTTAGTAAAAAATGATGTATTTACCATTTTTAATCTAGGTTTATTAGATAGCTGGAGAAATAGTGAAGAGAATCCGGCTGGTAAAATTGATCCTCGCTTGATGAGTAAGCAGTTTATCAATATTCTCTTGAAATTGAATAATATCTTTAAAACTAAAGAAGGTATTGAACTTACTGAAGAAGAGATTACTGCTAAGAATCTAGAAGCCGATGATGACGCAGGTATTGAAACTGATCCAGATGATGTAATTGTTAAACGAGACGATGCTGAACGTGACTATGGTCAGATTGCTGATTATCGATTACGTCGTGGTCGTGCATTACAAAGAGAAGAAGATCAAGAGAATAATGTAGATGATGATAATCCTGATGATCTCGAAGATACAAATGATTATCATGAAGAAGTCTACTACAATGAATTAGGCGAGGTGCATCAGGATGAAGATGTTCAAGTCGTATCTGATATTCTCGATGATGAAGATGAATTGATTACAGAAACTGAAAGTGATGCTGATCTTAATAAACTATCTAAGATGAGTAATATTGTTCCTGTAGTCAATGAACAAGAAGACGAATTTGAAGAAGTCATCAATTCTAAATTTGACTCTAGTGATGTACTGGATCTTAAAAACTACAAAGTAGAAGATAAAGTACCATTGGTTAAAGTTGTCGACAAGCCTATCTCTCCAAGTATTAAAGGTAAACTTGTATTAGAGGAATATGCTAAAAGCAATCCAATGACAGTAAGTAAATTCGATGGTATTCGTAAAGCACTTACTAAATATAATTCGCTGAGTTTAAGTAAAGATGGTGGTAAAACCGTCGGAGAAATGATCGATATTAAACCAGAAGAATTGAAAATTACTGAAGAAGATACTCGTGGTGTTTCTACACTTAAGGTGTTTGATAAGAAATACATCACTGAGTTCATGGAGCGCGATATTGCTTCCATGATGGTGGGTGTTCAATCAGCTGGCGTAGTGGTTCAAGACATTAAGAAAACTGAAGTAGAAAACATTTCAGGTGCTTATACTGTTTACGCCATGAAGATTAAACCAATCGAAGGTGAAGCTTCTACTATCCGTGTTAAAATTCCTAAAGTTTCTGAAGATGGTACTTTTACTATTGGTGGTAAAACTTATACTTATTGCCATCAGCGTTACGACTTACCTATTCGTAAAATTGACGACAGTACAGTTTCTTTATCGAGTTACTTTGGTAAAACATTTGCCTCTCGTGATGACTCGAGAGCATTTAACTACGAGAAATGGTTAATTGCCAATATTCGTAAGAATGCTTTTGATCAAGAAAACAAAGATGTATTGGAAACTCGTTCTGGCAATATGTTCGATAATCATCTAGAAGCTCCTTATGTATATTCTGTCTTATCTCGTAATTTTAAAGCAATCACTACAAAAGACTGTTTCTTGTATTTTGACAGAAAAAGTGCTGAAGAACGATTTGGTCGTGATTTCGTGATTAAGTCAGAAGTCACCGGAATGACTTTTATCGGTACGTACAAAAAACAATATCCGTTAGCAATAGATAGTGAAAATATTATTTACTATATTCAGGACAATAACCCAATAGAATTAGGAACCATTGAATCTTTGTGTGGTTTAGATTCTGTTAAAGCACCTACTGAATCTGTCAATATTGACATCATGGGTAAAGCGATCCCTATTGGTCTGGTATTGTGCTATCGATTAGGTATTACCAAACTATTGGCTTCTTTAGAACCTAAATACTATCGAACTGAATCTATAGGAAAACGACTGAAGCTAGAAAGTCATGAATACGCAATTCGTTTTAATGACTTTAATTTAGTTCTTTCTAAACGAGATCGTGTAACCAGTTTGATCATGTCTGGTTTAAATAAAATCCCAGATCTAAATAAGATGTCTATTTACAGTTTAAATGAAAAAGAAAACTTCTTTAATCTGTTAGAGTCTATTAAGATTCCTGGTCGTTACTTAAAAGAAATCGATCTTTATTACAATATGTTTGTGGATCCGATCACTGAACGTATTTTGATCGAGATGAAAGAACCTGTAGATTTTGGTGGTCTTTTGATTCGTTGTGTTGAATTACTTGTTGATTATAAACACAGAGATGAAGTAGATATGTCGGAACAACGTATTCGTGGTTTTGAACGAATGTCGGGTGAAGTATATACTCATTTGGTTCGTGCTTTACGTGAACATAATCGACACGGTATTAAAGCTAACTATCCAGTGGAATTAAATCCTGAAGCAGTATGGATGGCAATTAATAAGGACACGACTAAACGGATCGTTGAAACTTTAAATCCTTTGCAAGAATTAAAGCAAGGTGAAGAAATTACCTTTACAGGTAATGGTGGTCGCTCTAAACAATCCATGGTTAAGAGAACACGGCAACACCACAAAAATGCTGTAGGTATTGTATCAGAAGCTACTAAGGATAGTTCAGATGCAGGTATCAGTACTTACCTCTCTGCTAATCCTAAGTTTACGAATCTTTACGGTATTCCTGAAAATTCAGGTACTGGGGAGATGAATCCTGACTTGAAACCTGACAATGTTTTAAGTACAGTAGCCATGATGATGCCATGCAGCGATATGGACGATTGATCAGATCGTACAGTTATAAAATTTATGGACACATTGCGTAGTTAAAAAGTTCGGTATTGTTAAAACATCTGAGATTAATAAATCCTATACTGGAGAATTAAAGATGTTAAGAACAATACAATACAATGGAACGACATTTACAGAAATACCTGGTTTAGATGGTAAATACTTTATTGATAAATCTACTAACATTATTTCGTTAGTGTTTAACAAAATAAAGTTAATGAAACAAACTAAAACCAGCGATGGTTATTACTCTATTCGTTTAATTAAAGATGGAAAATCTAAACCCTTCTTTGTTCATCGACTGATGGTCATGACGTTTATTCTTAAATCGGACAAATGGCCCGATAAAATGTTTACTGACCACATCAATGGAAACAAAGGTGATAACCGAATAGAGAATTTAGAATTGGTTTCCAACCAGGAAAATTTAAGAAGAGCTTTTGATAAAGGCGGTTATATCAACGCCAAAGTTCCTGTTAAGATTAGAAATTACCACACTAAAGAAGTTATTCTTTGCGAAAGCTGTGCCGAGTGTTCTCTATACACTGGTATACATCGTGAGGTAATCTTATCATCTGGTAGACTAGATAACCCACACAGGGTCTATCCTGAAGGATGGCAATACTGTCGTCCAGACCAAGAGATTCCAGACACTAATCTTATCTACTTAACCGAAATCGAAAAACCTATTTCTGTAAAGAATATTTTAACTACACAAGAATACGATTTTAATACACTAACGGAAGCTGCTAAGTATTTAAACTTAGGTGTATCCACATTATCGGTTTGGTTGTCTAAAGAAGAACAACCATTTACGCCTAGCATGTGTCTCGTAAAGTATCGTGATAATCCTAATCCTTGGAGATTAGTGATGGATCCGATGCTCGAACTCATTGCTAAGAATAAAGATATCGAACCTGTATTTGTTTACAACGATAATGAAATTATGTTTTTCTTATCTGTAAATGATTCAGCTAGATTCTTTAAATGTGGTAAAACAACAGCATCTTATCGTTGTCAGAATCGTGTGTTCACAAACGGTTATAACTGGATCTATTATAAAGATTGGGTCGTCCTTAAACCGTTTGAATTGCGGGGACCTCTCGCTAAGTACTTTGTACCAACCCAAGATAGCGATATACTTGGAGGCAGCTCTAATCAAGCTGAGACGGTAAAAAGCAAAGTAATAGAGACAATCCGCAGCCAAGATTCTACTTTTGAACAAATTCCTAAAGAACAAATCGATAGAGTAATTCGTAGAAAGTTATCTCTAATCTATCGAAATATGGATTTTAACAGAATCCCTGACTATTGGAAAGATAAAGAAACATTCTTAGTAGAAGTTAAAAATCTTAAAGGGTATAATGAGAAAGATTTATACTTTAGTAGGATTAAACTAAAACTAAACGTTAAGAAAGACGGAAGAATGTTTAATGATTACCATAGTCGAGAAAACTCTATATTCGTTACTGTTCCTGAATATAAAGTAGAATAAGGTTCAACGACTATCGAAAACACGCTTGCTAGTAAATAAGGATTAGTAAGTGGAAGTGAGTAGAGTAGGGAGTCTGCTTATCGTGGACTCTCCCAAGCGGACGGACTGTAAGTTTAACCAACTTACGGTAAGATATAGTCTAACTAATTAACAATAATACTAAGAATATGCAGAAATGCATATATCGTGTCATTATTGTTCATATGTGCCCAAACGCATCAATTTTATTAATGTCCAGCAAACCCACACAATTTCTGCTTCCGGTTATCACCCAATGCCTACTCGAACTGGCTACGATGCTAAACTGGTTCAACGAGCTGGTGATACATTTGCGGCTACTGCTGATAAAACAGGTAAAGTAGTTGAGGTAAATGATTACGCCATTAAGATCCAAAATGATGATGGTACATTCCGCCATATCGAGATCGGTCGTAAGTTTGGTAGTAGTGGTGGATTCACCATGCCTCACGATATTGTTTCAAATGTAAAAGTAGGTGATCGATTAGAACTGGGTGATGTCATTGCATACCATTCTGGTTTCTTTACTAAGGATCCGTTAAATCCAAAAAGCTTAGCTTATAAATCAGGTAAATTGATACGTGTAGCTTTGATGGAAAGTCCTTATACGTATGAAGACTCGACAGCTATTTCTAAGCGATTAAGTTTAGATACTGAGATTCAAACGACAGTGGTAAAAGAAGTCGTTGTGAACTTTGAACAAAGTATTCATCGATTGGCTAAACCAGGTACTAAAGTAATGGTAGATGATCCATTGTGTTTTATTGAAGATGCTTTAACTAACGATACTAAATTGTTCGATGAAGAATCTTTAGATCTCTTGCGTAGTATTTCTGCAAATGTACCTAAGAGTAGTGTAAAAGGTGTCATTGATAAAGTAGAGGTATTCTACAATGGCGATAAAGAAGACATGAGTGAGTCACTAAGAAAAATTGCTAATCTTTCAGATTCTAAAATTGTCGCCAGACAGAAGGCATTGGGTAAAGCTCCGTTTACAGGAATGGTAGATGATACTTATCGTGTTAACGGAAATCCTTTAATGTTAGACACTGCTGTTATTAAATTTACAATTACGAGCAATAACTATTTATCTCAAGGCGATAAAATCGTCTTCGGCGCCCAGTTAAAGGCAACGATCGCACATGTGTTTGAAGAATCTCCAAGAATTAATTCTGAAGACAATCAACCAGGTGAAGAGATTGATGCTGTATTTGGTAGTCAATCAGTATATGCCCGTATTGTAAATAGTCCTTTCTTGATGGGTATGTCTAACAGCATTCTGGTAGAAATGTCTAAACGCATCGGCAAGGAATATCTGTCTAATAAAGATTAACCTATATTGGGATAAGAGTGCTCTATTTCTAGAGCACTCTATATCTCAAATTTTACTATTTTATGTTTTTAGATCTGGGAATTTAAACTATGGATCAACAATTTGTTAAAGATACTGAGAATGCTACTGTATTAGCATGTGCTGCTGATTTAGTCGGTGTATTCGCCAATCGTTTGATCAGTGAAGTAACTGGCGTTCAAGGTTTTGTAAAAGGCGAGGCTTTGAATACAAACATTATTCAAGAGATGGCTTTGGCCGAACTGCAACGCCGAATTATTGCTAAAGGAGAATAAATAAATGCTTACTCAAGATGTATTAAACTTGGCTAATGACGTTGCCAAGACTTCATTGTTAAATGGTGCTCGTCTTAAAGCAATTCCTGGTACTGCTCTGGATGCGATGGTTCAAAACGTTACTCCAGCTGAAGGCATTGTCGCTTCTCAAGAATGTCTGGAACATTCTCTTGGAACAGTAATCGATAAGTCTTATGCTAATTTTGGTTTCACTGAAGGCGCGGCTATTTACCAAGTATACGACTCTATTGAAGAGCAATGCATTAACCCACTTAAAAACCAACTGAGCTTTACTCGTAATGTAGTAAGTCCAGTTATTCGTGAAGTTATTGAAGATGTTCGTGATCGTCTTTCCGTACGTATCGAACCAGCTTCTAAAATTAAAGTAAATCAAATCGAAGTACCTGAATTTGTATACAGTACGGTTCTTCCTCGAATTGCAGGACTGGTATCTCTGTATAATCCTTCTCAAAAAGGCCCTTCTAGTCAGCCTACTTTTGATGAAGCAGATAATGATACAATTATTGAATTGGTTCGTACAGCTGATGACAGTACCAATGAAGGCATCATGAACTTAGCTGAAGTATACGAGAAACAATTCGGTGGTGATTTATTCCAAGACGCATGGAGACTTTTGAAACTGCGTAATGAGTTTGTTAATGACACTTCAGTAACTTACCAAAGTTTTATGGTTTACCTGACTGCGTTTTTGATTGTTGATAAACTGGAAAAAGAACCTATTCAGGGAATGCGTATTACTGAAGAAGAATTGAAACAATGGGCGATGTTCTTTAAAGTTGCTTGTTCTCGTATTATTAATAGCTTTGCCAGCATGTATTCTACTGCAATTGCTTCTAAAGCTGTCATTTCCAGTGTCAATACCAAAACCAAAACCATCTATGTTTATCATGACACTTATGCCAATATCGATCTTCCTAATAAAGCCGATATCTTGGTAGGTATCATGAATTCTAGTAATCCTACTGCTTATCGCAATCTTGATGCGATCACTGGAAATGCAGAGGAACTTGCTCGTCATGGTCAGTTGGTTTTGGCTACTGTAAACACCATTGATAAAACTCGTTTGGCTGCTCGTACATTTGATGCGATCACTTCTAGCATTTTGGCATTGGTAGAAAATACTTTTAACGATGAACATGCTGAATTGAAAGCCGTCATTGAAGAAATGCCAGTATTGGAATATCGTGGCAAAATCAATCATTTCCTGAATAACTATTATCCAGGTAATCGTATTTTGGATGTTGATTTGGCTTATGTTGTTTCTGACACTGTATGCGATTTATTCTTCAAAGACACTATGGCTAGTTTGATCCTGAAACATCTTATTGTAGCCGAATCTTCTAAACAAGATTTGGATACTTCTACTATTGTTTCTACTGCTATTATTAACATTCTTGTTGAATGGGTAGCTGGTCAGATTGAGATTGTAAAAGGTTAATTAAGGAAAGAGACCTACCATGAGATACGGTATTCGTAATAAAGATAAAATTATGGCTTCTTTAAAAGAAGTTAATAACCAATTAATTACGACCACAGGATGTAAGATTATATTTCCAGTTCGTTACGAGATGGTAGGTCTTGCTCGTGTTGGTAGTGATACACACTTTTATAGTTTGTTTTTAATTACCAATCCAGATGAAACACATTATGCTATCTTCAACTGTATGGCTAGTGTTCATTCTGATCCTGATGCAATTAACGTCATCACCATTGATGATGAAAAATACTACGAACTAACTTACGACCCAGGCAGTGTAATCATTAAAAGTCTGGTGGTCGTACGTGAAGATAAACTAATTGGTAAATCCTATAAAGAATTTGTTACTAAAGGTAAAGTGCCGTTCTTCATCTCTTATGCAGATATGGGACGGGTATTTTCACAAACTGGTAAGTATGCTGGTAAATCTATTGGTGACACGTTTGAATCCCTGGCGATTCCTATTAGTATCATCGCACGAAACCCAAATAACATCAATCAGTATTATCGTGAAATATTGAATGATATCGATCCTGATAAAGTTATGCCTGTATTTGTACCTGCTTCGTCTGTTAACTTTAGTGCTTCTTCAGCACTGACTAAACTGACAGGTAGTTATTTCTATACTGGCGTTGTTTCTTCTCTGTGTAATCCTACTACACAAACAGAATTGATCGATCACGTATTAAGATATTAGAATAAGAAAGTGTTGTAGACATGTCTAACTTTGTTTATCGCTGTACTCGTTTAGACGGTACGGATAAGAAGGGTGTTCTTACTCCTGATGAAAATGGTTATTATACTATTTGTGTTGGTGCTTTGGATCACAAATCTAAAAACATCAATCCTAAAACAGGTGAAAATGAATACTATTCTTCTTTAGGCGCAGATAAGTTTTTTGCTCCTGGTACTTTATTTAACCAGCGTATTGCTGGTGGTTTTATTAAAGCAGAATATGGCCATCCTTCTAAACAGCCAGGTCAAACAGACATGGAATTCCTAGAACGAAATATTCGTATCGATGAAAAATCTGTTTGTGGTGTGTTTGGTGAGATCTGGTTGGTTCCTGATTATATCGATCCATTGACTAATGAAAAATGTGTCGGCATTATGGCTAAAGTAAAACCAGCTGGCCCTTATGGTAAGTTCTTAGAAGAAGACTTGAAAACCAAAGGCATGAATGTATGCTTCAGTATTCGCTCACTGACCACACGTCAAGTAATTAACGGTAAAAACTGTAAAGTATTGCATACTGTAATTACTTTTGACTATGTGAACGAACCTGGCATCACTTGTGCTGAAAAATTGGTTTCTCCTTCATTGGAATCTAATAACCCAGTACAAGCTATTATTAACCAAGGCGGTCAAGATGTAGAAGTTACTCCATCTTCAGCACGTCGACTATTGACAAATAATGTCGTTTCTGCTGAGTCTGGTACCGTGTCTATTCTGTCAGATATTGCTAAAATGGATACTGCGACTTCTAAAAAACAACCTGTCTTTGTTAACTGGTAATATTGATAAAAAGGATGAATCGAAATGAAGATTAATCCTAATCTTACCGAAGAGGAAAACTTACTCCGACACATAAACGAAAGGGGTGAGTTTCCTCTTACTTTCCGAGATATTACTATTGGTCGTCCTGAGACTTTATTAAGACAAAGTTTGAGAGTGACTAAAGAAGACATTCGACTTAAACGGTTCGATACTGTTGTAAAAAATACTCGAGTCTTATTGAAAGTTTCTCCTAATTCCAAAAGATGGAAAGGACAAGTATACATCCAACCATATCGACGAATCCATGTCGGTGCTCAATGGTGGAAGTATGCTGATAGGATTCTTACTCAAGATGGTAGTTACGTGGTTACTACAAATACGTATAAGTATCGTACTCCTACAATCGATGAGTTGAACGATTCTATCTTGAATGTCGTTCGTTATAGAAAAGAATCTTTAAAAGTAGAAGTCCTTTCTTTTCAAGATAATGGTTTCCAATACGATACCGGAAGGATTCGTATCCGACCAATAGAAAATTCTTTATTGTATATTGGCGTCCAAGAGTTTGATGTTGTTTACAAACCAATATCATTTGCTCCTGCTGCATTAAATGGTTTTGATGGATATTTGCCTTAAAATTAGTTTATTTAAAAATAATACAGAACTATACTATTAAGTTGAAGGTAAGACAATCAAGTTTATCCTTCTACATGTAGAAGTACTTATTTTTATTTAACCTAAAAAGGAAAGTTATTATGTCTATTAAAGATACCACTCGTGAATTGGCTGATCTGATCCAAAAAGATTATCTGGTATATAACCCAGAAAGCCAAAACCTGGAAACCAAAAAAGGCGCTATCGATGCAGTAATCAAACACACTGGTGTTGAAGTTACTGAAAAAGAAATGGATGCGGTATTCGGTTTGACCAACCAATTCGTAGCTGCAACAGCTTTGGCTACTGGCGAACTGGGTGTTGAAACCATGGCTAAACATAAAGAAATTGAATCTTTGTCAGCCAAATTCGACATCGCCAAAGGCGTACATACAGAACACATCGTTACTCGCGATTATGTTTCTCGCATTCCTCCACAAACCAAAGGTGGTGAAGCAACCGAAACCATCAAGCATGGTCGTGTGGAATCTACGTTGACTATTCGCGACAACAAAGATGCTCGTGGTCGCAATGGTGAACACAAACACATCCGTAATCACGTTTATGATTTGGGTGCCGAAAAACTCGGTAAATAATATTAGTACTCCTCTACCTAATGAAGGTAGAGGAGTATTTCTATTTTTGCTTTTATTTTTTACTCTATATTTAAAGGAAATGGATCATGGACATGAAACCCAAATTAATGAAGATTGCGGATAAGAAATACGAATTGGTTAAAGAAGATTCTATTATCGTAGATGGTCACACTCTTTATCGCATTCGTGCTTTGAAAGATTTCTCACATGTTAAAGCTGATGATCTTGGTGGTTATATTGAGAAAGAAGAGAATCTTTCTCATGAAGGAGATTGTTGGATTGCTAATGAAGGTAGAGTATATGGCGATGCTTCTGTAGAAGCGAATGCAATTATTGATGATATTGCTGTTGTTAAAGATCAAGCTATTGTTACAGATATGGCTTATATTTCCGATGAGGCAGTTATTTGTAATAAAGCAATGATTCGTGGTCTTGCTTCGGTCACCGAGGATGCTGTTGTAGGCGGAGAAGTAGATATCTCTGATATTTCCTATATTGACGGGAATGCTTCCATTAAAGGTGAGGGTTTTGTTTGTAGTAATACCTATATTGGTGGTGCTACGGATATCGATGGTAATTTCGAATTAAGTAGTTGTGTGATTACCGGTGGGCGAATTAATGGCACTAACGTAGTTATCAATGATGGATCTTCTATCTTTAGTGGTGCCGATATCACTGGTAACGTTACTGTAAACGGTAGTGCGGTTATTAACTTTAAGTTAGAACACACAACTGATTACTTCACCTATCGTGATCCGGCCCGACCACATGTAATTGTTACCGCTGCGATGAAAGAAGACATTTGGAATGTTGGTGGGTTCTCTGGAACGGCTAAAGAATTCATCGAATATGGCTACAACATGACCGATACTAATGGTAAATCTAATGAAGAAATGGTTGAATACCATAACAATTTAAAATCTAAATACTGGGGTAAATAAGATGACTACTAAAAAAGAGAACACTAAAAAGTTCGAGTTGGTTGAAAACCTAACCCTCTATCATAACGGCGGTCTTTTGTATCGTATTCGGGCATTGAAAAATTTTGGAGATGTTAAGAAAGGTGACATTGGTGGTTGGGTAGAATCAGAAAAGAACTTATCTCAAAAAGGTCTTTGTTGGATCTACGACGATGCGAAAGTAAGTGCTAAAGCACGTGTATCTGAAAATGCTCGCGTAATGGATTTAGCTGTTGTAGATTCTAATGCGCGTGTTTATGGTACGGCTGGTGTTTGCGATCTTTCCCATGTTACTGACTATGCAACCGTTAGAGGAAACTCTATTGTAAGAGATAAATCATGTGTAATGGAATTTGGTTTAGTAGACGACCATGCCTTTTTATACGATAGGGCAACTGTATCTGGCCGTGCACAAGTAGTTGGATTCGCTCGTGTTTGCGATGATTCTCGTGTGACTAATGGTTCTATTGTAAGTGGTAATTCATTTATCATTGGTAATGGATATATCGGTGGTGATGTTATTGTCAATGGTCATGAACGAATTGACTTTACTGTTATTCGTTCAACTGACTATGTTACTTATAAAGATCCTTTTGTTGACGATGTTTATTACACTACAAGTACGTCTCGAGATATCTGGCTAAGTAATGATGGCAGTGTCTGCATAGGTGACAATAAAGGTATTCCGTCAGAATCTTTCATTGGTCGATGTGTTGGCGCATATGAAAACAATACAGATGAATATCTACCTATTTCACGAGTAAACTATATTAAAGGTATTGTGGAAAACCACAAGAAGCTTTTTAATATAGATTAATGCATTAATTAGATACTCCTCTATCCAATTAAGGATAGAGGAGTTATCTTTTTTTGCATTCTAAAAAATCTCAGATATATACTATTAACGTGAACCTGGGAAGGAAATCTCCTTCTCTATTAATCATTTAACCTTGTAAAGGAATCAATCATGTTGAACAATGTTCTGAAATTTGTTGTTACTGGTGCAGTTGTTGTAGGCGCTATCGCGGCTATCGATGCAATCGTTGAAGCAAAAGAAGCTGCTAAAAAAGCAGCTAAAGAAAAAGCCGATGCAGAGTTTCGCCGAATCGAACGGGCGATCGATGCCGAGTTCAAGCAAACTCAAGAAGAGTTTGCTCGTGAACGCGAGACTTGGAAACAATCTCATACGGCCTCGTTCAATGAAGACTATGCTAAAGCATGTCTTCGCCAATATGGCATGACATTGTCCATGCTGAAGACAAGCCCAGAGAATGAAATTCTCCTAGGTATGGCCGCAGAGCGCCGTCGCAACTTGTTCGAAGTTCAACGGGACTTCGCAGTACGTTTTGCTAATACCGGTCTTGAGTCAGTAGACCTGTCTAAAGACTACTCCGATCAAGAAATGATCGAACTAGTTAAACGCGAGTTGGCAGCTCGTGCTTAATTAACAACACCCTAGTGTCAATGGTGGTACTAGGGTTTTCTAATCTAACTTTGTAAAGGAATTTGAAATGTGTAAATTCAATAAAGATCTGAAAGACGAATTGGTTAGCGCGCTGGGTTTGTCAGAAGAGCAACTGGAATTGCTCGACGAAACAAAATTTGATGAACTTTTAACCCAAGCCATCAAAAAGAATCTTGACGCTGAAACTGAAACCAAAACCGAAACCCAAACTGAAAAGGAAACTGAAATGAACAATGTTGCTATCGAAACCCCTGTTGAAATCGCCGTTGAAACCACTACTTCTACCGCTCTGGCAAAAGTGAAATCTCCAGCTGCACGCAAGGCAATTGGTATCTTCGCCAAAGTAGCTGCCGGTGTACTGTTTGGTGGTGCGTGTGCTGTAGCTGGCGCAACCCACCACAAAGAAGTGAACAAAGCCGTTAAGAAAGCCCGCAAAAAAGTGGGTAAAGTAATTCCAGCTTTGGCTCCAAAACCTTGGTATAAATTCTAAGGTTCAAGAAAGAAACTCCTCTCCCCAAAAGGGAGGAGTTTCTTTTTTTGTTTCTATTCTATCTTTTGATATTTTTTAGTAAAGGAAATTAACATGTACTTGTCAGATAACCAAATCATTGGCTCTTCTTTAAACTCTGAAAAACCACTCATTAAACCTTTCTCTCCAGGTAGAGAAATCGTTTACGTAAATGATGAAACCAAAAACATCTCTCATGGTTTATCTCAAAATGGATACGATATCCGATTGGGTTCTGATGTAGAATTTTTTATCTCTGGTAGCCACACTCAAAACTCGGACGATACCAGTACACGTTTAGATCCATTTGGTACTAAGAATATATTAACCGCTCGTATGGATCCGTACAAAAAAGAATTGGTGAACTATAAAGACTATAAAGGTAATATTAGCCAAAAAGAAGTTAAATGTTGGTTAATCCATCCTGGTCAATTTGTACTGGCTCATTCTTTAGAAAAATTCTGCATTCCTGAAAACGTTACTGGTTTCTTATTCTGTAAAAGTAGCTATGCTCGTTTGGGAATGAATATGGCTCCTACGGTTTTGAAATCAGGTTGGGAGGGTCAATTAGTATTAGAAATCTATAACCAAACAAACCATGCATTAATGATCTACGAAGGTTGTGGCATCGGTACGATTTATTTTGCAGAACACCATGAAAGTACTAATGATCCTTATAAAGGAAAGTACCATAATCAAGAGGGTGTCGTAAAGGCTCGATAATGAGTAAATACACGTGGTCTAGGTTCGGTGGGTACGAATGTTCATCTAAGGGAGATAAGCGCTTCAGCGCGTTCTATGCGCGTTTAAACGATGGTCTCTCTATTGAACATCACTTCCAATGTTTTATCAAAGGCTATTCTTCTATTGAAGAAGGAAAAGGAAACCCACCTTTAAGGGAAATGCCTATCGAAGAAAGCTATCGTCTTTATAAAGAATTATGGAGACAATATCTAGATAGCAAACCTTGGTTGTGGATTGAATTGAAGAACAATGTAGAAAGGTGTAATAATACTGTTTCGGATATGTTTGGTACCAGTGAAATAAATCAGGCGAGAGCTTTATGTGATTTATTAAATGAGAGATTTACTGATAATGATTTCAGTGGTTTCGAGGTACTAGATTTATTTAAGGAGTAATTAATGAATAATTTATCAGAAGCAGCAAGACGTTTTATCGGAGACATTCATTCTTTAGCCAAGTGTTTTGAAAGTGGTGCTAAGTTTAGTGGTTTCACTATGCCTATTACCATTATCGATACGTGTGTTACACCTTCTCGTTCTTTTAATCCATTTCGATATGGTGGTACCTACTTTATCGTTATTAATAATAAAGTAAGTTTTCTTTATCGGAAAAAAGGTTTGTTTACTCTTGGATCTTATGTAGATGCAGTTGAAGGTATTGAGTTATCAAAACAAGAACTGCACTATGTTGCTTTAGAGATTGATAATCTTTTTAAAGCAATTAAGAAAAATGAGTATTACTCTAAAGAACTTGGAGACATTTATGTCATTAAAGATAATTGTATGCAAAAGTAGTAACGATGTCATCGGTATCAATAACAGCATTCCTTGGAATCTACCTGAAGACTTGATCTACTTTAAAGAACAAACTAAGAATTCAGTAGTTGTCATGGGTCGTAATACTTGGGAAAGTCTACCCAATCGACCTTTGCCTGATCGTATTAATGTCATTATTAGTAATAACCCATCTCGTTATTTCTTGAATGATGCTGAGTACGACGATCCAAGCATTAAACATATTTTCCAATTGGAGAATGATGATGCTTTTGCTGAGAAAATTCAGGAATTAGAAAAAGAACATGGTGATGTATGGATTATCGGTGGTCAGAAAGTTTACGAGCAAGCTCTGGACATTCTAGACTTTGATGAAATTCACGTTACTAATATCTTGCGAGAAATCCTCCCTGAAAATGAGAGTGATGAAGTTGCTTATTTCCCTATGGAAAAAGTACTCGCTAAATATATTCCTGAAGAAGAACATGCTGAGGTCTTTACCTCAGTACATCTTCCTGATCGTGAACGCTATACAATTACTCGCTATCTCCCCAAATAAAGGAATTACTCCTCTGCCCTTATGGGTGGAGGGGTATTTTCTTTTTTAGTTATTTTATCATCTGAACAATTAAATAAAAGGATGATGAAAATGCCTGTACGTGTTATTGAAGAAGACATGTTTAATGATAAAGAAAGTGTCTATTGCGTTCCTGTAAATACTCAAGGTATTGCTGGAAAAGGATTGGCTTTATACTTTAAACAAAAAAGCCCTATGTGGTATAATCAATATAAAGAAGCTTGTAAGAATGATGAGATTAACAAAAGAAAGTACCATCTGTATTCTACAGCTACCGAGACATTAGTAAGTATTCCTACTAAGATTTCACCTTACGATGACTCATGCATTGATCTTATCATAGAGGGTCTAAAAGCATTTGAAAAAGATTACGACAAAACAGAAGGATTTCACTGGATTACTCAATTAAGATTACCTGCATTAGGTTGTGGTTGTGGTAACTTAAAATGGGTGGATATTGAAGATAAGATTATTGAGGAATTAAAAGATAGTGAGGTTGAGTTTATATTCTGTATTGAAAGCAAACATCGTCCTGATCGATGTGCTGAAAGATTCATGGATAACCATCTATTTTTTAAAGGTGATCACATTCTCGGTATTACTTATCGATTCGATTTGGAATTATTAAGTCCTAAAGGAATCATGAAGAAATATCCTAATGTAATGTGTTTTATTATAGATTGGATTGCTCACTATCTCGACATTAATCCAGAAGTATACAAAACAGAATCCCAAATGGTCTCTGGTATTAAGTCTGCACTTATCGATTATTTTAATCGACATGGTTTTGTAAAAGATGGTATTGATTTTAGAAGATTAGTTATTGAGAAGATGATTGAGGGTAAGAAAACCCACTACTATTCAGATACTAACTTTAAAAAGTATTTAGATGATCTAAATGATGCAGATGTATTCTTTGCCTATTGTGGATACGATTTCCCTGCTATTCTAGGTATTAACATGGATTTATCTAATAAACATTTGCTAGATAGAAAGCTTTGGAGTGGATCCAACTACCTAGGTAAACTTTTATCCAGATTATAAACATATACTATTAATTTGAAAGTAGCTAACTATAAGGATTTTTTAAACATGGATAATTTAGATAATAACCTGGTAATGATTGATATCTCGTCATTACCAAAAACACCAGAAGAAGAGAAGTTATTTAAAGAAGCGAAAGAGTATTTAGAAAACGAATTTGAAGTACCTATTTCTACAATATTTAAATTAATGATCAACGGGGTAAGTGGATTTGTTATCGATAACGATTACGAGTATGTTGAAAACTTCGTATGTAATTATTTAAATCTACCTATTACTGAACAAAAGAAAGTATTTGTTAATTCAGATGGTGAACAAGTATTCATTTGGGATGATGTACAAACAGGTGCCGAGGAAGACCATTTAGCTTTTCTAGCAAGATTATTTATTAGGGAAATTAAGGAAAAGAATAGTTTGTTACTTATCAACTATTCAGTTCGTTGTAAAGAAACCTCATTTGTTACTTTAAGTCACGAATCCGTACATCCTGATCACATCGTTGTCTATCTTGATAAAGAGGAATAAGATGTTTCAATTAGCTAAGCAAGAGTTTATCTTGCCTACTGAATTTTTAGTTAATCTAAACATAATGGATATTTATCAAGAATGCGTCATGCTATATGGTAAAGATCCATTTAGGGAACGTTTCAATCATCCTTCGTGTTTTAACTACAATCCTAGTAAACCGATATCAGAAGAAGTATTTGAACAAATTTCTTATAGTCTTCTGAGTTCTGTAACCATTACGTACAAGTACGTATATCTTGCGAGCATTCCTGTTAATGAGATGGTTATTAAAGAGATGATGGTATCGTTATGGGATTCTTTCTTCAACAGCTATTTTGATTACAATCCTGAAGACTTAATGGTGGATAACGAATATCTATTCAGTGTTAGTGATGATGAAAATAGTGGTTATTCTAATTACATTATGGATAATAAAAATAATGTGGTTACTTTGAAATATGGTTTGGAAGAAGATGAAGCAATATTTACATCCTTATTCTTCTTAAGGTATATTAATTATTTAGCTAATCTTTTTCCAAAAATATTTAATTACATTTTACAAAATCCTAAATTAGAACCAGAAGTTATTCCGAGGACGGTAGATCCGTATACGTATTATCCGAGAACCCATAAAAGAATAGCAGTACCTACAAATTACATTAATGACATTATGATTAACACTCATTTGGAGTATGACATCGTATGCAAGACAATAACTATTTAATCGGACATTTAGATCAGGCCAATCTTCCATTATGGGAGGTTGGTCGATCTTATTATCTTGACCTTTCTGAGATATTCAGCATAACCAGTTCTTTAATTACAAAGAAAACTGGATTAATGTCTCTTAACTTTATTCTGGATATTCTTCCCGAATATAATCTTTCTAATATATCTTCTCTTAATGAATTAGTAGATCAATCCATTTTAGAATTTGCTCTAAAAGTTTCTGGATCATCTAATAAAATAGACGAGGGTATTATCCGCATATTCTTTGGAAAATTATTCGGATATCTTATAGAGTTGAACATTATCAAGTTTGGAATAACTAAGAAAGTATTCTTTAAACAAGAGAATGATCCTAACTTAAATCAGAAACAATCTAACATTGTATTCGGCACGATATACACTGTATTAGTGGAATATTAAAAATGAACCAAAAAAGAATCCGTTTATTGGTAAACATGGGACCTCTATTTAGAGTAGTAGATGCTTTAACAGCTAATAAGTTTATCATTAACCATAAACAGGTCATTAATGAATTATTATTAACTGTAAGTACTCGAGAGGTTAACCGTCATTATAACCAAATCGATACCCATATACCAATGTGTAAAGATGACATGAGTATTCAGTTAACATCTGAAACTTTGTATCAAAAACTAATTAATGAAACCTACCTTGATCATGATAAAGCTGTTACAATTTGCAATACTTATATCGATTGCATGTATCAGTTTTTAATCAATATACATGAACTTATGAGCGGGGAAGAAATCATTAAAGTGTTTGGCCATGTTCCTACATTATACTACTACTTAACTGTGGAAGAATATTTAGGAGATGGTCAGTTTGTCCTTGCCGAGTTAGTACCTGGTCAGGATCAGATGGAAGTCGACACAAGTCCTTGGTTTTATCTTAGATAACTGATTAGGTATTATTTTATTATATAAAATCTTACTTACTCTTTTAACAAATGAAACCATTTTCTAATCGTCACATTTCGGAATTAAATGAATCCATTACACAAAAACATTATAGTCGTATCCTAAAGGATCTTGAACCTTCTAAAAAATACAAGACCAATAAGCGGCTCGCAAAGATGAGGATAAAATACCATCATCTCGAAACGCTTAATAAGAAAAATACAGACGATATCTAGATATGAAGAAGTATCTATTTGATCTTTCGGGTAGGTCATGCTATTTCTTTACTCCTAAGTATGTTTGTTCCATTGGTGATTATATTAGATAGTCACGTACAAGCTATTCTTTACTGAGTAGCTTGTGCGGGATTATTTACCGGACGGTGGTCTTTAGTCCCATGACATTCTTATTTGTTTTCATATGTCCCTTTACATTAACAGCTCTACTACTCCTTAACGGGAGTAGTAGAGTTTCTTTTTGTTTTATTTTAAATCTATATCATTTAAGTGTAATAGGATTTTAAATTTAATCCTGTCTTAATCTAACTTAATAAAAGGAAAATGTTATGTCTAGTAACGATAAACGAAAAGCCGCTAAAGCTAAAAAACGTAAAGAAAACTTACGTCAACGAAAACTAAAAACAGGAAGTTCAATTAATCCAAATAACATGATGGTATTTAACAAGACTTCTAGTGGGTTAGATGTTATCCATCGTGGTAGTGTATCTGGTTCTATCGCTACTGATATTCTAAATGAACAAGAAACCCAACCTATCGATCCTAAGAATCGAGAGGACTTGATTAGCCAAATCAAAAAGAATATCGAGCTTTTCTATACCGGCACTAAAAAAGAAAGTGCGATTTCTGACTTTGCTTTCTTAACAGAAAACATCTACCTAACTAAGGTATTGTTGGAACTTGCTGAAAAAGAAGTGAAAGCAGAAGATCCAGATGATCAAATGCTTATCGACATTAACAACAATATGCTTAAAGAAACCCTTAAAGGCATGACTGAGATTTGTAAGAATCTTTATCATCAAGCTGTAGAGGGTAAGGAATCTTTATACTTTGTGAACTCTCTGGAATTAAATGCCATTAATATTTCTAAGAAGTATTTAGAACAAACAAATATTCTTTTGCAATACATTGATGTTGGTTTGTTCCAAAAAGGTTGTCGTTTAACTATCTCTCGCTTAGGTAATCGAAATTATAAAGATGATCCTGATGTGAAGTATTTTAGTATTCGTGAGGGTTATGGTTTAATTAAAGACATGATCAAACACGAAAATAAAAAACGACAAGAGGGTAAACAGAATGACGTTAAGCAAATCCACTGATAATCAAATATCGGTAATGAATCAGGAGTTACGAAGAAACTTAAAGAAAGTTATGCAAAGTAACAAAGTTACTATTAAAGATGTGGCTAAACATGTCGGTGCTAACCACAATACTTTATTAGGATATTTTTCGGAATCAAGAAATCTTAATATTCCTATTGGTATTGTGTATGCGGTATGTCGACTAACCAGAACTAATTTCTTTCATGTTGCTCCTACTTTAATGAAAGATTTAGCTTCTTTTATAGTAATGCCAAATAATGAATTAAAATAAAACCTATAACCACTCTACCCCGTAAGGAGTAGAGTGGTATCTAGGATTCTATTGAGTAAGGACTGTGAATAAGATATACCCGTAATCAGTCCGGCAGATTGCTCAGACTAAGCAATTTAAAAAGGCATATAGCCAATGGATAGTTTTCAAAGACAAACATGTCTAGCAAATGTGCGAAATTAAATTCGCATATAATATAACTTATTTTTTTTACTACAAAACCACGTCAGATTTATTTTTTGGTTTCATTAATGGCTCTTTCCATTTCATTATTGGCTTCTTGATTAAGAGTCGTTTGTAACTTCTTCTTACGATCTACAGATTTCTTAATAATCTTCTGTTCTACCCTGGTCATGTTTAACCACTCTTTCAAAGTTAAACCTGTATTAGGATAAATATCGTAAATTACAAATTCATCAGATAGAATACTTAAGTAACTACCTTCACCAAACAAGTCATATGGTTTCTTCATGGTCATTGGTCTTAACGACTCATGAGGAGGTACTAAAGAACCATCGGCTTTCTCAATACTACATTCCGAATAATGATCTAAACCATAACAAGCATCATGTAACGATAATAAAGATAAATGCTTCTCACCATCGTCTTTAATGGGTTTAGCTTCACCACTTACGATGACACGTAAAAAGTCTTCATTATTTACATTAATAGTTACAGTTTCTTCACCTTCTTCTGTATCTTTGGTTTCTGGGAAAACTTCATCCCGTCTAACTTGAGAAATACCAAATAAGGGGTCTCTGATAGACCCCTCTACTATTGTAGAAACACTATTGCTTATCTGGTCGCGAGTGTTTGATAAATCCGAGCGGTCAGCGTAAAAAAAGCAATTACAGTATTAATTGGAACGATCTTATTACTTACTGGAGAAGAGTTGTGTTTCTCTTCGTATTCAGAAACAGTAGGTACACCATAAACAACTTTTACATTTTTATTGATGTACTCTACAACCGCTTCAATCAACTTGTTACGAATCTCTTGATTACTAGAAATCTCATTCAAGATTTCAATCAGTGTTTCAGGAGAATCGATTGTACTGCTTAAGGATTCTGATTTACCAGTCTCTTCGAAGTATTTATTAATCCGAATCTTACGGATAAAGTGAGAATACTCACGCAGTGCTGTAGCTTGGATCTTATCAGACAGGTAACGAGAACGGATATTCTCATCAGAAGTCATGGACAGAGTTTCTGAGATCGCATCTTTAATATACACGTCCCAATCCGAACCATGTTCAACATAACGAGCCATGTCACTTTGACCCAACTCGATATAAGTTTCTTGGATGAAAGTACCTTCACGTTTCTCAATCTTACGTGAGAAGATCAGACGTTCAAATTTCTCAACATCTTCTTCTTTCTTCCAGTCACGACGATAGGATTCGATCTCTTCATTAGAGGATGCTACGCTTTCTGCTTTAATCAGATGTTGTTTCTGACGTACTGACAAACGAGAGTTAGCGTAGATCGCCATGTCTGGCAACCAGATACGTCCCATCACATGCTCGGCTTTACCATTGTCCAGAAGAGCCGTACGGTTAAAGATATAACCATCAGGATACATGGTACATGCGAGACCCCAAGCAATAGTAGGAATATCCATTGGATCCAACAGAGCACGAATATTCTCTGGAGAAGAATCTTTCAAGTTGATATAAGAGATTTTACTAATAAACAAATCTACCAACTTATCATTAATGTACCATGTTGCTGTACCGTAGTTAGAACCACCAATAGTGCGACCAACATTAATTTTAGCAGTATCCAAAACGTATTGGAAGTCAATGATTTCAGATGCTACTGGTGGAGAAATAATCGCTACTAAACCTGAGTGAGGCAATACCAGGGTAAAGTAAGTAGACAATCCCAGAGAATCCATGATTGCTGCTTTAGCTTTCAAGCCAGTAAGGTTACCACCGCTATTAGGAATCGTTGCACGACGAGAACGAATACGTTGAGATGGATCTGCACTGATACCAATTACTTGGGTAAGCTCTACATCCTCATCATTCATCATCTTCTCAGTCATTCGATAATCGTTAGAAATCAATTCACGAGAATCAGACATAGACTGAACTAACAATGTAGCATTCGTCTCATCTAAATTAGATGGATTTTCAACTAAGTAACGAACCATTCCATCTGGAGAGTCAGCTGGAACAGAAATAGACTTGATGAGATCTTCTGCTTGTTTAGGATCTGTATAATCTACTTCTTTAATATCCATCAGGATACGATGTTTAGGGTCAAGCAGAATATTTTTAGATGCTGGGCTAATTTTCTCATCGATTACTTTTACAGAAGGAACCCACAGTTTAAGATCGTCTTTATCATTACCTACAATGGTAGAGAGTTTCTTAATAAACTCTTTTTTAGGATCTACTGGTTCTTTTTTCTTAGATTCTTCTTTTTTAGTTTCAGCATTGTAAGTTGCTAACGTAGGAAGATCTTCATCAAGATGATCGTAATCGTTGGTTTGTTTTTCTTCAGTTTCTTCTTTAGGTTTAAATTCAGAAACATCATCTTCTTCAGTGAGAAGTGATGGTGCCAAAGAAGATTCAGATACTTCTACAGTATCGTTAAGATGCAATACACCTTCTGATTGTTCAGAAGGAACAACATCTTCTTGTTTGATTTCATTAATATCATTATTCATTGACATGACTAGTTTCCTTATTAGTCTCTTGTGTAGGAGGAGTAGTATTGGTGTAGTGATGTAAATATTCTGCAAAGAATTTTTTCACATCATCAGGCGCTTCTTCTTTGTGATCCAAGTAATAACCAAACTTCATGGCTGTAAAGAAATCTGAAATATGTTTGGTCAATGGTTCGGTAATGGCACGAACTCGATTAGAACATACCAAATAGCGTGCTTTAATATCAATAATCTTCTCAATGATATATGGTTCGAACTCAGGAACTTCTGGTTTTACATGACCATTTTCATCAACAAACTTCTCGTAAAGCTTACGAATAGAATTCAGCTCACGAACCAAGCTACGAGTATCCGTGGTATTCATGGCTACCATAGTGGTTAGTTTTTCTTTTTCTTGAATGTAAGGTAAGAATTTCTTATCTTGGGTAAGCAATTCATTGAGTGCTTTTGTAGGAGCTTCGATCATCATCTTAATTGTTTTATAAGTTGATTCCAAAGACTCGAAAGTATAGTCATTCAAAGCATCCCATTCTTCTTGTGTAAAGCGATCTTTGAACTCTTCTGGGATTCGTGCAACACGTTCAACAACTTTAGCTTCACCATCACGTGCTTTAACATATGGTCGTTTCGGATCAATGTCCAAAACTTTTTGTCGTTTTGCCTTTTTAAATTTTGTCTTGGCATTAGGATTAAGATTCAGACCATTACTTTCAATAGTCAGTTTGTCAAAACTAGGAATGCCTGTATGTAAACCAATACGGTTGTCCAATTTAGTCATTTTAATAAATTCTCCATTAGCTAATGGGTTGTGGATAGGATTGTTTAAAAAAGAATATTCTTTAGATTATTTCTATTAATGTTTCCATAGCTATGAAAATAGAAATCATCACATATATAGTTAACTCTGTATTAAATTACCCAATATAGGAATAAGCACTTATGGCTAATCTTATTTTAAACTTCATAGATGATTATTGGACTATGGAGGAAGCAAAAGAATATAAAGAAGCCATCGATTTTATCGATGGTATTCATGAAGACTGGACGGATAATATAGAAATGATTATCCGTTGCAGTAATGATGACGTTACAGTAAATGAAATTACTTTACGTATTAGGGATTTTATTCGTGATCAATTTATCGAACTGTTAGGTGAAATTGGTTTTATCTGTTCTGAAGATTTTGTTCACGATCCTATTACTCTTTACCGTATTTATTCAGAAGCTATCAGTATAGAGAATAATGAACAAATAGAATTTTCATTATCCATCCTAGAAGCTGATAAAGACAATGTTATTACGTTTTACGAATTGTTATCAACTGTAGGTGGTTTGTTAATTGATGAATCTGAATTCAATCAAACCATTGAAAAGATCTCTAACTTTACTCGTGAACGTTTGGTTAATACATTACGTGGTAAAGAGTTGGTTAAGATAGAAGAGAAACAAGAATTTGATTTAATTCGAGCTTCTAAAAATATTAAGGAATTTACAAAAGCAGTTAATGACGATAGCTTTTATGCTATCCAACTGATCCGTAGTGGTGTCGATTTAGGTATTGATTTCAAAAACTATTTATCCATTTATGGTAAAGAAGTATTTGAAATGGATTTAAAAGAAATGGCTTATAACTTATACTTATTTGCTTTGATGTCTAATGATGGTACAGATAATCCAGTTCTTGCTGTAGAATCCCATTTGAATAATTATATCTTTGATCCTAACTCTTACGATGTCATTGTACGTGCAGTTCAAGATATACAAATTAAAACAAGAGGTGTGTAAATGAATAAACATGAATTCTGGTTAACTGGGATGAAGAATGAATGGTATAAGGATGCATTCTGGGTAAAGAGTTGTTTATCTATTTTTCGTACTGATGATAAAGAACATTATTTGGTTCGTGCTGATAGCAATGGTTATTACTATCTTAATGCGAACACAAACACAAAAGAATATATAGATGGTGCTGTAGATACTTCAAAACCTTTATTGGATTTTAAAGAATTCATTACAGTACCAAAAGGTTTTATCTTTCCAGAATGGGATGAGATTCGTACTACTGTCGGTAATCTATTACAGAACTATCTCTTGGTAGTCGATCCGTTTCAAGGAAAAGTACCTTACATCAATAAACGATTCTTTCCTAATGATGTAGAAAAACTATTTATTCGTAAATGGAAACGTTCTAAAGATGACGTAAAAAATGATGAAGTAGAAGGTGAAGTATTTACAGAGGAATATTTAAAGTTTGCTGAAAATGCCATCTACTTATCTAATTTTACTCAAACCGTAGTACCATCAGTAACTAAGAAAGCTATTGTTTCTAACCCTGCTGTAGAGAAACGTAAGAAAGAATTGTTTGAAGAATACAAGGATAAATTAGACGATCCGATTATCCAAACAAAGATTGATGACGAGTTAAAGAAAATCGATAAAGATTATCTTAAAGATGATGACTTTATGGGTTTTGCTATTTCTGGTAAGATCTTTAACGATGCACGTAAACGTTTATACTATCAATTTGGTTTTGCTAAAGGTCTAGACGATAATAAAGAACCTACGTATATCAATCGTCCTCTTGATAAAGGTATAGATCTTAATAACTTACCTGCTTATGTGAACGATGCCTATTCTGGTTCTATTGGTCGTGGTCTCGAAACTCAAGAAGGTGGCGTGGACGTTAAGAATGCAGTTCGTTCGGCTGCTAACTTAAAAGTAGATGGTAAGGAATGTGGTACCAAATACGGCGAACCTGTTCTGTTTGACGAAGATACCAAAAAGAATGAAAAATACTTAGATTATTACTTTATTCAAAATGGTACTTCTGTTAAAATTACTGAAGGTAATATCGCCTCTTTAGCAGGTAAAGAAGTAATGATGCGTTCTCCGCGTATGTGTGTGAATAAGAACAATAGTTATTGCGAACATTGCGCTGGTCCTAACATCTCTAGTTATCCTAATGGTATTGCTTCTGTAAACGCTTTGCCAGGTTCTAAGATCATGTTGATCTCCATGAAAGGTATGCATACATCCGCTAAGGATAGTATTAAACTCGATTGGGAAAATCTTATTACTTAAATGAATACTCCTCTGTCTGAATAGACAGAGGAGATATTTCTATTATGTTTTAAACATATATCATTAACTTGAATGTAGTTCTCTTAAACCAACTAAATAAGGAAAGTAAAATGGCTGTCAATAGCAGTTTCAATAAGTTAAAAGAAATCACTTTAGAAAAAGCGACTTACGAATTAGTCAAAGATGGAATTAAAGATATTCGTAAAATGTTTTCTAATCAAGTATTGTTCGTTATTCCTAACCATGGTGCTCGTGAACGTTACCGTATTCGACTGGTGAATGTTAAAGATGTAGGTTTGGTAATCAGCTTTTCTAATAAGATGGCTGAACATTTTGTATTGAGAGATCCTGACGAAATTGATAAGTTAATCTCTATCTTGGAATCTATCGGTGAATATAAAGTGGATATTCGGGAAGCATTATATCTTCCTAATAACTTCCACGAGTGTGTGGCGTTATCTAAACTACAGGCTATCGATATTGATCAAGTTTGGTTAAGTGGGTACTTTATTGTTTCTGTTGTTTCAGATGACTTTAAAGATGAGAAATCTATTAAAACAATCTTCGAACTCTCTAAAATTGTCAGTGTGTTATTTGTAAGTCAACGCTATAAAGTATTATATCGTTTAAGCTAATTAGGAGAAAACGATGTATTCTGTACCAAATCCGATGACTAAGCTTGAAAAGATTATTCGTTATCGTTTATATAAAGAGATAACTCTTAGAAACATCTCTTTAGAAAATCTATCGAGTCGAATAGGTCTTCCTAGAAATCATCTATCCATTCGTCTAAAATCATCTTATCGAGGTGGTCTAGATATTGGTGTAATTATCTCTATATGTAAATAATTGGGAATTCCACTTTATAAAGTAATTCCTAATTCAAAAATGGATGGTGGGGATTTAAAATAAGGAATAGAACACCTCTCTAAATGAGGGGTGTTTTTTTTTGATTTAAATACGGCAAAAAAAATACTCACTACCCAGAACGGATAGTGAGTAATACTAAGAAAGAAAAATGAACGAAAAGGAAGTATATACACCATTGTAATCAGAACTCGTAGGCAAAAATGAAAAACCACTAAGTCTAATCACAACAGTCTAGATAGTCCCTATTAAAGGAAGTTTGTTTACTATTCGCTAGAAAGGCAATAAGAACGAACAGCAACTATACCTAGATAGATTTTTAATTGTCTTACCAATATAATACCATGGATCTATATATATATATTACCACAATCCCACATGAAAGGACTTCTCACACATTACACTTTTTCTCACACCACAAAACGTAATAACACATAGAGAACCCGTAGGTATACCAGTGAGGTGATCTCGTAAGTTGAAAGGGGTCGAAGGACTTACTTTGCGATCACCTCTTACCTAACTAACCTGGATTTTTATTAGCTAGTAAAAATGGGAAATACGCTAACCGAAATGTCAGCCTGCAGGATCTAAGAGGGCGAATACCTGTTGTACCTATAGCGCAGGATTTTATAGAAATTTTCTGGTTTACTACTTTGTCGTTTTAAAACTTTGAATGGAATCTTTCATCTAGATCCCGATTAGAAGTTTATAACTTTATAACTTTCAACTTTATAGATTTATAACTTTAAGGATGAAAAACCCACAGCTAAGTGGGAATTATTCACGAAGTAATAGCTCGTGATCGTATAAATCGATTCCATATCGGTTATTGGTGAGGTGTTCTCAAATTTTGCTTGATGAGTACATCTCAAACATGTCAAGGTTCTTCGCTTTATTAGAATTCGACATGCGATTAGCGTATTTCAAAAACTGGTGGAGGGAGTAGGATTTGAACCTACGAACCTTTCGGGGCGGATTTACAGTCCGCTGGATTTAACCACTCTCCAATCCCTCCGATGATGATTATTCTCATATAGAGAAGATGAGTAGGAATAGCTCTTCTAGAAATAGAAAAGGTGAGGTGTCATGAAAGCTAGATATCTACAATAACTCGATCTAAGTTTAAAAAGTAGATAATGTTATCCAGTCGAGACTATTCCTCTCAAATAAAAGAGTAAACTCTAAATTTTATTTCTTAGTAAGAATAAGAAATAGTATTGGTAGCATTGATTTCTGACAAGATTGTATCAATCTCATTCATGAAGCTATTGATGAACTCAGATTCTTTCTCAATGAATTCGGCATGATTAAAACCAGAAACGATATCCAAAGAACGTTCTTTTTCTTTCGCTTCTCGATATGTTTTAACCAGTTGGTCGATACCGTCTTTACTACCTGCTGTATCGCCAAACTGTTTTTCTTGATTGGCCAAATAAGCACTTACTTCGTTATCAATAGTAATATTTGCGCGTTGTTGCTGATGCAAGGCATCACTGTATTGATCACGAACAGTATTCAAGATATCTCGGCGATCTTGCAAAATGGATTTCTCTACCAAGATAGCTGCTACAGTCATTTCAGGCAAACCTAAAACAGTTACAGTCTTAGTATCATTAAACTGGTGAATTGCTGTTTTAATTGCTACGTATTCTTTAACCAGAGATTTATATTCGTCAATATTAGCTTGAGAATTACGTTGGTATTGTTGAGCCATTTCGCCATTCTTCTCGGATGAACGAACATAGCCTACAAAACATTCTTTTTTCAGATCTTCCAAAAGATCTTTAATAATCTTAGCACGAGCCAGTGCGCGAGTTACGGTTACGGTTACTTGGTTAGCCATAATTAGTTTCCTTTTAAGTTTTAAAAATAAGAACGAGAAATACTTCTCAATTTATAATTATAATGCCGAAAAAAAAACTATATCCTCCTATCCGTTAATTCGGATAGGAGGAGTCTAGCCACTACATAAGGAGGAAACTAACCGTGTGGTTTTAATACACAAGATTATTATGGAGAAACAATAGAACGAACTATCGACTACTATTGTTTGGGCGTCAATTAATTACAAGTTCATCTCTCGATTATCTAAACGTTAAAAAGGACTATGAAATAACGACATTGACTAATCTTACATCACTGTAAGAAGTTATACCGTGAAAGGAGGTTGAAAAGCAAAGCACTTGATTAACTTTTCATATATTACCTACCAATTCAAAAAAGTTTTCTTTCCTGTAAACAGGTTAGGAGCCATTTCTTTCTTTTTCTTCTTGTATTCGTTCTTATCTAATTTAATTACACGTACGTTGTCTTTACCAATGTTATAGAAAACATGATGACCTTTGTCGTCAGTACGCACAATCTCTACTTTATATAATCCTTTACCATATTGCTTATTAGACAATTGATCAATCTTAACTGTCTTATCCATTACTTCAAGAATATAAGTCGTCACGTATTTTCTAAGAGTATTTTTATATTCGTCCATACCCATGTTTACTACATGCATAGTTTCAACAAATAGCTTAGCGATGATTTCGCCTTTATATTCTTTAGTTTCTTTAGAGTAAGGTACCAACCAAGTCTCTGAAGTACGTACTGAATCATGCACCAACATGTGGTTAGGTTTAAGCGCATACTTATAAGGAATAGCGTAGATATACCAACCACCTTTAAATACTTCAGCTTCTTCGTCAGTAGTATTATAAAGCATGATATCGGTTAATTCATCCATAGCAAAGATGCAGCCTACTATCGATTCAGATACGTGTACACGCATTACTGTACGGTCTTCCATACCTTTAGCATATCGAGCCGATAACCTAGGAGTAAACGCTTTAATACCTGGGTCAATAGAACCATGTAACATGTAAGGATAATCATCAGGTGCTTTTATAATTTCAGCATTGTTTCTTACTTTAGGTTTTTGTTCTTCGAGATATTTCTCTATCTTCTTTTTATCTTTATCTTCTGTTTCTTCCATTTTAAAAAATCCA